ATGAAGTTCACAATCACCGACATACTCTATTGTAAGTTTGTGAAACCAACTGCCCGTATCTTCACAGGCAATTATGATACCTGTGCCGGGTCATTTGCTGATGTTCGTGAACCCATTCAGTTTGCAAAGCAGATGGCACAAACTGTGACCTTCTTAAGTGATAAGAAAGCAAAGGAAATTAAAAAGCAACTTAATGCCTGCATTCGTGAGGGTCGTCCTGTTGTCAACTCTGAATTTGATTGTGATCCTATGCTCCTAGGATTCTGGGCATTGGTTAAATCTATCAAGGATGATGCACTATTCCTTTGCCGGAATAATGGACCCCGTTCATTCATTGGACAGGACGAAGTTAATGCTGAGGGTTATGTCTACTCTAATGAGTTCGGTACATACAAACTGGTTAATCGTCAGCAGTTTAGTGTTGCTAACTTCAACAACCCTAAGTTCACCAGTGTCTGAAGATTAGCATTCGTTCGTGATACAGCAGTGGGGGGTTATATGCCCCCCTTATGTTGTGCCCGCCGTGATGCCCCCCCGTATATAAAAACCCCCTACTTCCCTAAGCTATAAACGACCCAAAGACCGATCTCAATATCACTCTTCATAAAAAAATTTTTCATATATAAAAAATGGCACCAGGATTCAAAGATATGCAAAAAAATCCCGCAGAAAATTTTACAACCATAGAGATCGACCCAGTAACCGGTGAGCACTTATTGACGATTCCTGAGTGGATCTGTGATGAGAAGGGGTGGTACGAGGGAACAGAAGTAAACATTGAGGTTGAGAATGATTGTATTATTATCAGGGATCTCGAAGAGTCCTGAGGTTCGTAAAATCGAGGATCTTGACGCAGCATAGATAGAGTGTTATGATACTGAAGTAAAAACACTCAAATTATGGCTAAAGGATTTACTGTAAAGGCAAAGGCACCCTCAAAACCATCGACAGAGAAAACTCAAGAATGGGACTATGATAAGGCAAAGGAAATGGTGAGAGGCAAGGCCATTGTCTTTTGTCTGCCCGGTAGAGGAGTTTCTTATGCATATCTGAAAAATTTTGTACAACTTTGTTTTGATCTAGTACAGGCAGGAGCAAGTATCCAAATTTCGCAAGACTATTCATCAATGGTGAACTTTGCAAGATGCAAGTGTCTTGGTGCGAATGTACTGCGAGGACCGGATCAGATTCCATGGGACGGAAAGTTGAAGTATGATTATCAGTTATGGATTGATAGTGATATTATTTTTAATACCGAAAAGTTCTGGCAATTGGTTCTGATGGATCAAGACATTGCAAGTGGTTGGTATTGTACGGAAGACGGCAAAACGACAAGTGTTGCACACTGGTTAGAGGAAGATGATTTCGCAAAGAACGGTGGTGTGATGAATCATGAGATGGTTGATGGTATTCAGAAACGTCGCAAACCATTCACCGTCGATTATGCAGGTTTTGGATGGTTACTGATCAAGCACGGTGTCTTCGAGCACTCTGATATGAAGTATCCATGGTTTGCACCAAAGATGCAGGTCTTTGAATCTGGAAAAGTACAGGATATGTGTGGAGAAGATGTATCATTCTGTCTCGATGCAATCGCAGCAGGTTTTGAGATCTGGTGTGATCCTCGTATCAGAGTCGGTCACGAGAAGACAAGAGTTATCTGATTATAATGACAAGATATACAATTCTCCACAAAGGAGAAGTCTTACACGAAGACTTGACCGAAGAGGAGTATTTTGATATTATGGAGGACCTTTCGATGGATTTCTATCAGAAAGGTTCTCCAAAACCACAAGACCTAGAAACAAAGTTTATTAAGGAGTGAAGAGCATCATGGCAGTACGTTCAAAGACCGGGGTTTACAAAGACGGGTTTATGCCCGGTAATCCGAAGAAAACTCGGCAGGGCTCGGGTAAGCACACCAAGTATGCCGCAACCTCTCGTAATGGGAAGAAAAAGGTATATCGTGGACAAGGACGTTGATATATACATTAACTAATATTAAGTCATATGGCATGTCTGATAGCAAATCTTCCCTCGATGGAAGTATGGGTTCGTAAAGAATATCTTACAGACCATCAGAGTGGACACGGTGAATTTGTAAAGGGCGTCTGGGTTTCGGTTAAATCGATTCCTGGACGTGCTTTTTATTTTGAGACCTATTTACCAGAATATGCGGCAATGTACGATAAACTGCCCATCAGTGCCTTTGTAGCAGACCCTGAGACCCCTTCACCGGATATGGACCTACCAAACCTCCAGTTCTGGAATTGTATGGACTACGGGGTTGTCTCGGTGGATAAGAAATTCATTGGTTCAATGGACTTTGAGTGCTATACACGGGACTTTGGTAACGTAAAAGGCACCTATGTTTGCACTATTGACAACTATCACCATGATCCAGATTATGTTGACTATGCTACTAGTGAAAATCCTGCCGAACATAAGTCACATAACCTGATTGAACTTGAAAATGGTCAGTATGCACTGTATCCAAACAACAGATTGCGTATTTTTGACAATAGTTTGACTCCTGTTGAACCAAAAATGCCTGATTTTAAGGTTTCAACTCAATATTATCAGGTTGAGAATGGTTTTGAACGACTTGGAATGGGTCGTGAGGACGAATATTTCTGGAAAACGGCAAAAGAACGTGAAGAAACACCTGAAGAGGGTGAAAATAAATAATATTTTACGATTTAGGAGCAAAATGGGCAACTCTCCGGTTGATAGAGACACAAATTACATGAAAAAAGTGTGGGGAACTGCAAGTTTGACCACAGATTATGGTTCAACACTCGATAAACTACACAAAGAGAACCAGGAAGATGAAGAAAAGGTACTTCAAGAGATAATGCATGATGATTTGTCCAATAAAAAAAGAAATCTTCAGGAATAAGGTATAAATAAAATTACGAAAACTCTTTAACAATGGCAATTCAGAGGATATCAAGATCGTTCAAAGACATTAGCTTGTCTTTTGAACCTCATCCTGTGACAAAAGACCTTCCCGTCCTAAAAAATGAGAACGCAATTCGTCGTTCTGTAAGGAATATTGTAGAAACGATTCCAACAGAGAGATTTTTTAATTCTTTGTTGGGATCTGATGTAAGGAGGAGTCTATTTGAGTTCGTTGATTTTGGTACTGCATCAGTCATTCAAGATCAAGTTCAGATTGCTATTGAAAACTTTGAAGAAAGGGTAGAAAATCTACAGGTCATCGTAGATCCTATAGCTGATGAAAATACTTTTAATGTAACAGTTATATTTGATATTATTGGTCAAGAGTTTCCAACACAAGAATATTCATTCCTCTTAGAGGCAACAAGATAAAATGCCTTTTACAAAGTACGCAAATCTAGACTTTGATCAGATAAAAACATCCATCAAAGATTATCTACGTTCAAATTCCAATTTTACGGATTTTGACTTTGAAGGATCGAACTTTTCTGTTCTGATAGACACGTTAGCATATAACAGTTATATTACAGCATTCAATTCGAATATGATTGTGAATGAATCCTTTTTGGATTCAGCAACTTTAAGAGAAAATGTTGTTTCTCTTGCCGGAAATATTGGTTACATACCACGTTCTAGAACTGCTGCAACAGCACAAATATCGTTTAATGTAACAACTACCGTAGATACTCCTACACTCACTCTGAAGGCAGGTATAGTGTGTGTAGGGACTGCTAATGACACCACATTTACTTTCTCTATAATAGAAGACATTACAGCAAATACTACAAGTGGTCCAATCAATAGTGATGGATCTCCTACATTTATTGCATCATTTAATAATATTGATGTATGTCAGGGAATATATTTGACTAAACAGTTTTTATATGATGGTTCTTTAGATCAAAGATTTATTTTAAATAATTCTTTTATTGATACCTCTAAATTGAAAGTTTATATTAGTAAGGATAGGAACACTAGAGGCATAGAATATAGTCTCAGTAAAAACATTTTTAATGTTGACAAGAATTCTAGAGTATTCTTTATCAGTGAAATTCAAGATGAAAAATATGAATTGAGATTTGGTGATGGTCTTATTGGTAAAAAATTAGGTGAAAATGGTGATGGAACATATATCACCGCAAATTATGTTATAACCGATGGGAAAGATGGTAATGGAGCTTCTAGTTTTTCTTTCTCCGGAACTTTGGAAAGTGCCAACGAAACAATAATTGATCCAGACTCGGTTACGATTACTACAAATCAAACTTCTTCTAATGGTGGAGATATTGAACCTATAGATTCTGTTAAATATTTTGCTCCAAAACTATATTCTTCTCAATATAGAGCAGTTACGTCGAGAGACTATGAAGCAATTATTAAAGAAATTTATCCAAATACAGAATCTGTTTCTGTTGTTGGAGGTGAGCAACTAGATCCTCCACAATTTGGCACTGTGCAAATCAGTATAAAACCAAAGAATGGTAGTTTTGTTTCTGATTTTGATAAAATCAGAATCGCATCAGATCTAAAACAATATACAGTTTCTGGAATAAATCAAAAAATAACAGACCTTAAAATTCTTTATGTTGAATTAGATAGTTCTGTTTATTATAATTATTCTCAATCATCATCAGAAGAGTCTTTAAAAACATCTGTTTTAAATTCTCTTACAAAATATTCAAAATCTTTAGATCTTAATAAGTTTGGAGGAAGATTGAGATATAGTAAAGTACAACAAGTTATTGACAATACTGATACTGCCATAACAT